TAAATCTCACCTGTGTTCTTGAGACGCAATGGTATGTAAATAAATTCAACGGCCTTGGTTGGCTCAATGGCAACATCTACATATAATTCATTACGATCAATTCTACTCGGTGTGTTGTTGGTTTCATCGCATACTACTGCAAAGTCATAGATAGCTCTTAGACCCACTAGTTCCAGCAACAAACTTTCTACAGCTTGTTTGATCTCGTCACGAGTGATAGAATCGTTTGGCTCAAAGATATATGGACGAGCAAGTTTTGTCAACTGGCTGCGTAGATATACAACTAGACGTGCTACATTGATGCGATCCAGTGATGATGCATTTCTTGCACGAGTCTTTTGACCATAAGCTACCAATCCTGTACCTACAAAGAACGGAATTGGATTAACTTTTAGATCATACAGTGTATCTCTCTGACCGTTGTTTAGAGCAACTGTTTGGAATTCACCTGTCAATGAATCAATGTATCCCACTGCTGTGGCATTGGTAATACCACCACGGCGTGTGCCTGCTGGAGCAAACCAAGGAAAGCTCACTTGATCGCTTAGGGCAATAGTTCTCAGCATCATGTGACTGGCCGGAACCACAGCATTAGCACCTGTAAGGTCAGTGGTAAATCCATTTGGATAGTAAACCGCTGCATATTCGTCATAGGTAACAATACCATTATCTCCGTTGTCTAGTGCTAGATTAGCATTGGTACCCCAGGTTGTTAGGCTTGTTGCATCGCTCTTGAGACGCAATGGTGTATCACCAACCACAAAAGCTGTGACCTTGCGATCCAGATTCAAGTTGATTAGATTGCTGAGTGCTTCTGGATATCCAGGGCAAGCAATTAGGTTGAAGTTTCTGCGTTCTTCGTCACGTGCTTCTTCGCTGGTGTCGATAGCACTCTTCAATGCAGCAACCACAGCTGATCTCTGTGCCTTACGACCAAATGATCCTGAACCATCTTCATTGTTGGGACTAGCAGTGGTCCAACGATCTGGCCAGTATAATTCCATACTCGGTGATCCAGTTTGTCTTTCGTTATCTGCTGTGGTGTCAATATAGCCATTGTTGTATTTCTTGACGTTTCCACCGCTTCTACGTAGATTCCACAGCAACATGCCTTTGGGGTATAGATCTGGATCCGGTGCATCTGGGTCCAAGAAATCGTCAGTTAACAAATCTTTGATTGATCCAGAAGGTGCAGCAGTGGGTGACCCACCACTAGTACCTGCACGAGCATCTGCAAATAAAATACCTTCTTCCGAGGTTTGGTCAGTCTTGTCAACCAGCACCCATTTTAGTGCAATTTGATTGCCTGCATCAGTGTTGAATTTGTATATGCTTGGGAAGTTTTCTAGATCAGCTGTGCTAATCCAGATGTCACCGTTGACCAAAGCACCACCGTCAGCTTGTAATATTGGCATACTTGCGGATACAATGGGACCTTCGTCATCAGTATTATTAGCATAGTACGGACTTGTTGCTGATTTGTAGCCCACCCAGGTTGTACCATTGTGAATCATTAGATCCACTTCACCAAATGCAGGATTGTACCATAGTTGTCCATCTGCTGGCTCTTCTAATGGAGCATCTGGAGTAGCAGCAAACACATCATTGACCAATGGGATCCACAAGGAAGCCAAATAACCTTCTTGTGCTCCTGTGGCCAAGCCACCTGACAATGCGTAGAAATTGCTGGTTCCAGCACCCGTTGCTAGATTGTAGACTGGGAACAGCGTACCAATAGCACCACCGGTAACATCAGTTAGTCTGATATCGCCACCTGTCTTATGTGTGATTACCAATTCGTTGCTGGTAGTAACACTGGCCACTACGTTATTTGTGATAGCAGCACTTGTTGAATCAGTGTAACTAGCAGCATTAATCAATCCTGCAATTGTAAACGCATCGTCTGCTGTGCCTGCTGCTGTGAATGTAAATGAAGCTGCTGAACTTAGTGCGTTATCGCCAACGATCGACTGTTTGATTGTGAAAGTTTTTACACCACTAATTGTTCCTGTGGTAATAATTTTAGATTTAATTGCAGTTTCACCGCTGGCTGCTCTTTTAAATATTCTAAAAGTGGTAGTAGCCAGTGTTTGATCCGGAGCATCAAAACCGTTCACTGCTCCAGTGGTAGCAGAGTATGATCCTGCGTGTTCTCTAGCATTTGTTTGAACAAATAATGCACCTTTGGGAAGATTTGCGCCGCCGCCGGATTTATCTAGAAAGTACAAGGCAGAGTGCGGAGTTGCGTACAAAGGTGCTTCATTGGCTACCCAAGCATCAGTACTTTGATTGTAGCGTTTTACTCTCCAACGAGCTCCATTGTTTGGCTCAGTAGTTTTGAGCCATACTGAACCTGTAGGACGAGCATTTACAGTAGAACCAAAATCTGATCTTTTAAACAACGGTACACTGGTGTGTGGTTGTTGGGCCAATGCCGGACACATATATGTGCCAGCTGCAATGTTTAATAGGCCAGCACCAGTGCCTAGAGCAGTTCCACTGATCACAATACCACCAGTTCCACCATCGATTGCTGTAGAATCACCGCCTGTGGCAGTGGAAGTACCGTCACTGTATAGATACAGTCTGTTGTTGCTGGCGACGGCTGTGATACCGCTGCCATTCATTAGAGTATTGATGCTTGACACACAGGAAGTAAGACTGACACCTGGTGTAATAGTGACCCCATTGATGATCAATGTGCCTGATAATGCACCTACCGCTGCTGAACTAAATGCTGTGGGGTGACTGGCTGCCCAGTCAGGACTACCAACCAGTACCCACGTACCGGCTGTGATACCAGCAGTGGCATTGCCTGCACTCTTGTAGTATATTCTTACTAGCTCGTCTTCAGCTAAAAATGTTCCGTCGCCTGCGGCTGTTTGAAACACTACAGCGTAGTCACCAATGGTGCCTACTGATGTTTTAGGAGCATTGCTACTGATATTATCTAGATCAGCATCTGTGAGTACCAAAGGAGTTTTAGCAGTAAATTTTTGACCGCTGTCGGCTAATGCCAAACCGTTCCATTCGTTAATACCCCAAGTAGTGGTTTGTGTGTCTACCCACCATTTGCCATCAGCTGGATCCGCTCCCGGTGCATCTGTTTTACCTTCTAGTTCATTTAGGTTAATATCTGCACGTAGTATAAATGCAGAATTTGAAACACCCAACAAGCTGTAAGCAGCTAGAAGACCGTATTCGTTTCTTTCTCCGCCGTGTATAGGACTGGCCGATACTGTCTTTTCAAAGAACGGTGAACCAAATGTATCAACGAGTTCTCGTTGACTTGTAACTCTAAATACCTTACCTGCATTGGCTGCAGTGGTGCCTGAAGCTGTGCCTGTGCCAGCTCCGTTTATTTTGTTTTCAGCAGTGGCTACAACAATTAACGGAACCGTGCCTGGTTCAGCTGGAGTGTAAAAACTCTCGTCAATTACTTGTACTTCTACGCCTGGTGATGTTAGTGCCATTCGACTGTCTCCTAGGGTTAAATCAATGTACTATTATTTAGCGGCATCATTAAAAAACCCCAGGATATACAAGATTGAAAAGGGGCTGAAAAGGTGTAAATATACTTATGAGACCCCTTTGTAAGTGTGGACAACGACCCCGTGCTGTGAACTATAAAAAGAACGACAAGATATATTATCGAAGCCTCTGCGAAATCTGCATGGCTAATGGTCTAAGTTTTGGTATACCCAGATGGTATCGATCTGGGTATCGAATTAAAAATCAATGCGACAAGTGCGGATTTCGTTCAGCACACAAAGAAGTTTTTAGAGTATTTCACATGGACGGCAATCTAGACAACTGTCGCTACAACAATTTAAAAACTGTGTGTTCGAACTGTGCTCAAATACTAGGCAAAGAAGGAATCACTTGGCGACAGGGCGATCTTGTCGCTGACTACTAGACTAGCTGACTGCCTATAAAGGTCATCAATAGAACTATTGTTGTCAATGACCACATCAAAATCACTGCCTAACCAAGCCCACTCGCTAGCGTGTATCTTGCGCATTTTCATTGCGTTCAATCCCACGTTGTTGCCTTGATTTGCGCTGACTGCATCTGCATACCAGTCGGGCAGTGTGCCTCTTTGTACCCAAACAATGCTGCCACCTGCACGTTTTAGTGATTCAATTTCATTGGGGAATCTGCAATCTGAAATAACAATATTATCTCGACTGTTGCGCAGTTTGTTTTCTAGGCTGGCAATCCATATATCATCGTGAAATGCCTTACGACAAACTTCAGTACCCCAGTATTGTAGAACCCATCTTGGAGTCAATGTAGGCATATCTAGTCTAGCGGCCCACCAAGGATCTACTTGTTCACGCCATTCACGTGCTTCTTTAGTTCGACCTTCCAGCATGGTTCTGTCCCAGCCAAATACTGATGCCACTGCGTCTTTAAGGGTTGATGCAAAACTTTCTCTACGAAACTCGTGAAAATTCACTAGATAGTCTGCAACTGTGTCTTTACCTGAGCCAATAAAACCGCAAATTCCAATAATCATAATATTCTCCAACTGTATAAAGTATACAGGAGAATATTGCTGCGGTCAACCTATAATAAAAGTATATCCTTGGCCGCCTGGTACTAATTTCATCAAATCATCTGTGAGTTTTTCAATTTCAGTAGTGGCTTCTGCTTTCATTGCCGCACCGTTTAGACTGCTTCCGCCTTGCGGGCCAGCAATTTGAGCAAATTTTTCACGAGCTTGACCTAACATCATCTTGCAGTTGGCTAAACTATAGTCTTTGATCCATTGTCCTGCATAGGTATCGTCAATAATAGCAAAATCTGGTTTAGTATTGTAAACCCATAACATTACTTCTTCATCACCCCTAGGACGCTGTTGAATCATTATCTTGCGACTTTGTGGTTGCCAGGTAAAATTGATAAACGATCCAAACATCTTGCCTACTAATTCTTGATAACCACTGAATAATTCGTAGGTTAATAGTCCGCCCATATTTGTCGAACTCAACAAATAGGTATTGGTATAGGCCATGTTAAACGGCTCAAATACTGTGCCGCCAGTACCGTTACCACTTCTTGATCCAACTGATCTACGAAATATTTGTCGCACCTGTTGTACTTCTTTAGGCAAAATATATTCTTGCTGATTTTCTCTCAGCGTTAAAAATGCATAACTTTCTTCAACGGCATTATCTGAACGCTGTCGAAATACGCCTAATGCTCTGTTTAGTGCAGTTTCGTAATGTATAGGATCTAGCTCTACGTCAATCATGCCGTCGCCTAGCATGGCTTTGCAGTAACTAAAAACTTCTTGCTTGGATTGGTCTATTTGGCTCATACAACTATTTATCGTAGCGGTAAATATATGACTATGCCAAGACTGAGCCTTTACCGTCCTGAAAAGGGCAATGATTATAAATTTATAGATAAAAATATCTGGGAAATGTTCCAGGTTGGTGGTACTGATGTGTTTATACATCGATATCTAGGTCCCGGATCTACTGGGAATACTGCCTCTCCTACACAACCCGTATATAACACCAGTGATCCTACACAGATCCAAGACCTGCTGTTTTTAGAAAACAGAGATCGCAAGTATGATCCCGATATCTATATCATGCGAGGAGTGTACAGTCTTCAAGATCTAGATTTTAATCTAAGCCAGTTTGGATTATTTTTACAAAACGATACTGTTTTTATTACGTTTCATATCAACGACACTATAGAAAAATTAGGCCGTAAGTTGATCAGTGGAGATGTTATAGAACTGCCGCATTTAAAAGATGATCATGCTCTTAATGACTTTCAATTTGCTCTTAAAAGATTCTATGTAATTGAAGAAGTAAATCGGGCTGCAGAAGGATTCTCAGTTACTTGGTATCCGCATCTATATCGTGCCAAATGTAAACCCCTAGTTGACAGTCAAGAATTCAAAGAAATACTGGATCAGGTTGCTAACAAAGATGCAATGGTTGGTACATACAACTCTGCTGTAATCTATTATCCAGGTGATGTTGTCACTGGGTTGGATGGAAAAAATTATACAGTGCTACAAGAAGTAACTGGAGTTGCACCTCCTAACGCTACCTATTATGAACTAGCCGACAGCTTACGAAACATAATGAGCACCTACGAAAAAGAAATGCAGATCACCCAGGCAGTGCTTGATCAGGCCGAAGCAGATGCTCCAAGGAGCGGTTCAGATACTACCCAGTTTTATACGCTAACCGTGGACGAGGATAAATTACCGGTACTGGTCAGCGCAGATAACGGCCTGTTAGATGCTAGCTTAGAAACTCAGGCCACTGATGAAGCAGGCAATCTTTTGTTTAACATCGATGGTACTCCGGTGTATGTAGGATCTACTGCTGCCACCGCTTTACTATCATCAGAAATATCTGGTTATAACGGATATCTTGTTGGTGATGGTGTTCCTCCAAACAGTGCTCCATTTACGGCTGGCATAGCCTTTCCTCTAGCTCCTGCAAATGGTCAATTCTGTCTACGTAAAGATTATTTCCCTTATAGGTTGTTTAGATATAACGGATCAAGATGGGTCAAAGTTGAAGACAAGGTAAGAATGACTATGAGTAACTTGGGACCAAGTGATGTTGGTGTAGGTGATCAATTTGAAGGCAAGGATGTTCGTCAGACACAAAAAGCTGGATTTATTAACAATACAAATACAGACACAATAAATGGACACACTGTGAAAGAAAGACAGAGTCTCAGCAAGGCTCTAAGACCAGAGGCAGATGAATAATGGATTATTTTTACGATGCGCAAGTAAGACGATATGTCACACAGTTTATGAGAATCTTTATAGGATTCAAATACAAAACTGGAGGCGATGTTCCTGAGGAGCGACACGTGCCTGTGTTGTACGGTGATATGACCAGACAGGTTGCCAGCATGATTAAAGACAACAGTGAAAACAAACTGTCAACGGTGCCTAGAATAGCCTGTTATATCAGTGGTCTTGAGTTGGATAATTCTAGACTCAGTGACTATAGTTTTGTTAGTAAACTATCTGTGAGAGAACGGCAGTATACTACTAATCCAGCAGGCGAAAGAGAATACGGTGGTGTACAGGGCGGTGGGTACACAGTAGAAAGACTCATGCCTACTCCATTCAAACTGTCTATGAAAGCAGAAATCTGGACCAGTAACACAGATCAAAAACTTCAGTTGCTGGAACAGATTTTGGTATTGTTTAATCCCAGCCTTGAAATTCAAACTACAGACAACTATGTTGACTGGACCAGTATTAGTGTAGTAGATCTTAGTAGCATTAATTTTAGTTCTAGAACTATTCCTCAAGGAACAGAAAGTGACATTGATATATGTACCCTAGACTTTCAAACTCCTATCTGGATCAGTCCGCCTGCTAAGGTTAAGAAAATGGGTATTATTAAAAACATCATCATGAATGTATTTGGGGAATCAGGACAATTGTTAGGTCTAGAAGATCTCATATTCAATGGTGACAGTGCGTCCACTCAGATACGAAACACCGTGGATCGATTTGGTGTATTATTAATATTAAACAAGGCTACAGGATTGTATGATCTCACTGTGTTAAATGTATATGAAGCAGTGATAGCCCTAGGTCTAGATGAAACTCCTTACAAAGGCAATCAACAAAGACTAGATTGGTATAAAATACTAGAGCTTCACGGTGGGTATACAGGCACCAGTAGAATACATTTTACACAGCCCAGCGGCTATGAAGTCACAGGCACATTTACCGTAAATGAAGTTGATCCTACATATCTAGTGATAGATCTTGACATGGACACAGTCCCTACTAATACAATATTACCTGTGACTGCTATCGTTGATCCCTACAAGTTTAGCCCTATTGAAAAATTTGGAAGTATTGCCGCAATTCCTGTAGGCACAAGATATCTAGTGTTAGACGATGTCAATAACAGTGCGAATGTAGGACAGCACGTGGAAAATTCTGGCTGGAACAACTTTGATTCTGGATCAACTGCCTACGACGGCCCAGATGCATGGAAAGATCTCATAGGTAATGACACTGTGATTAAGGCCAATTCTATAATTCAATGGACCGGTACTGTATGGCAAGAAACGTTTGACCCTAGCATAGTGACAACTATTCAGTATTTCACCAACTTGACCACAGGTGTGCAATACAAGTGGGACGGCACACAATGGTTACGATCATTTGAGGGCGAATATGCTGCCGGATATTGGAGATTTGATCTAGACGCTTGATAAGTATCTAGATGCAACAACGTGCCGGTCTACTGTTTCTAAGTAAAAACACCAAAAGAATTCTTCTTATTTTAGAAGATGCTAAATGGACTGTGCCTACATTTGTGAGAAACAGCAGTCTATTAGAAGATGCTGAGCCGTTGTTAAATAATTTTTCAGTGGGTAAAATTTTACCCATAGAATTGTATCTCAGTGAGGATCGTGGATTTGAATACGGCACATATATCTGTCTAGTTGATGATGAATTTCTCACAACATCATCTGCTACTATATGTTGGGCTGCATTGAATCATTTGCCTAAACAATTGCACACAGGTTTAAAAAACACACTGAGTAATACCATAATTCGTACAAAAATTGAAACTATATTGGAGTTAGAAAATGTCAAGCATACTGCAAAAATCTACTAGATTTATCAAAGACTGTGAAAGATATGAATCAGTGATAGCCACCATGCCAGAGGGCAATGTAAAAAATGAAACTGTGCAATTGTTGCAAAAGTTATCTTATAGCATTAAAAAACTTGATAACATGCATCTAGAAATGATATACTCTAGACAGTTGCCAACTATGGGCAATGAGATGAAACAAGAAATATCAGATTTACGAAAAAAATTAGAAACTAGAATTAGAGACTGGTCGCAGACTCAGAAAAATTAAATACTAATAAAGTTTTTAACTACAATAGTACCTACCATAGCAGCATGAACGCTACACTGATATCTGTAGTTGCCGGAAATATCACTTGGAATTTTCCAATACAGTGTACCAGATGTTTGTCCTTGAGCAGCTGATTCTATAGTCACCGTGCCTCCTGTAGTAACGTGAATCAATCCAGTGTTATAATTTGTGCCTGTATTATTCTGTATCAAGAAAGGATGACCAATTACATTGAGATTAAACGCTATGGTAGTACCATTTATTGCATATATTGTAGGGTCGTCGCCTCCGTATTGATCAAATCTGTACGCACTGGCGCCGTTATTGGTTACATTTAGTCTTGTAATTGCTGGTAGATAAAATTGGTCAATGGTAAGGTCTGCACGATCACTCAGCCCAGTGAACGCTGTAGCGCCTGCCGATGCAGTACTAGTGATTGTCACAGTATCTGTAGCAGCATTAGTTGTAAGTGTTATACCTGTACCAGCCACTAGTGTTAGCGTATCTGAGGATGAATCCGCTACCACTGAACTTTGACCAGCTATCGCTATAGTTGCAAAGCTATCAGATGCTGCACCACCTCCAGCAACTGTAGCCCATGTGTTGTCGCCTCTTAGATATGTAGTAGCATCTCTTGTGCCTGCTGTGCCTAACCTTAAGACCGGAACAGTGCCGCTGTTTAAATTTGTAGCATTTAAGGCGGTAAGATCTGGGCTGCCGCTAATGACATTCCAAGCAGTGCCGTTATAACGCCACGATTTTTGATCAACGGTGTAGACTTCATCGAGTGTTGGACTGTTAGGAAAATTTATAGGCATTTTTTAATCTCTTTAAAATATTTATCAACGACCCAATCTCAGTTTTAGACCACTGGTAATATTGAGATTGGAAAGAATTTTTCTTGACCCTATCCTAAATCTAGCATCGAATGGTCCTTGATAAAGCACTCGAGCATCGCCGCCTTCGAGACTTTCATAGTCCAGCCAATTGGCTGTATTAGTAGTAGTTGATTCTGTACCAAAATAAAAATCGGCAGCGTCTTGTGTTTCTAAAGATTGCAGCCATGCTTTGACTTCTACCCAGGTCCAATCTCTATTCCACTCTAACACAGTGGCTATAAGTCCTGTGGCCACAGGGCAGGCAGCACTAGTTCCACTAAAAGCAGCATCGGTAGCATTTCCAGAATTGTAGCTTAGAGCAGCGTAAGTGTCGGGTCTTGGCCAATTTGTGCTATAGCCTCTATTAGCTGCCAACGTGCCATCTGCAGGGGCATATACGTCTATGCTGTTTCCCCTATCGCTGTAAGAAACTTTGGCTTCTTTTGAAGTTTTATAATCATCATCCAATGCACCTATATTGATCACAGGATAAATCACTGTGCCGTTGACATCGGTGTATTTGCCGCCTGCTTGAGGGAATCCTCTTCTATTTGTTGTGCCAAATACTGCAACGCCAAATTCAGTAAACGTAGAATCGGCCAGGCTTCCGCCATTAGTAGTGGTAATAAAATTGTTAAAGTCTGGATGACTGCTATTCACTTGTTTTTGATTGCTGTTGCCGGAAGCTGCAACAAAAATTACTCCAGCAGCAATCAATTCATCTTGTGCTGTAGTCAATGAATTTGTTTTCATTTCACTTTTCCAACGGCCGCTATCGCCCTGTGTGCCCATATGACTCAGCCAATTTATCCCTACTTCAGTAGTATAGGCAGTGTTACTTGTTGATCTATGAGTGTAATAATAAGTTGATCCGCCGGGATCTTTGTTGGCTCGATAGCCCCAGCTATTGCTTGTTATTGTGGGATTTCTAGTATTAAAAAGAGGGTTTACTGGCTTTACTGTATGGAATATTTTCATCAGATCGAACCCCTCTTCTATGCCTATCCCTAAGCCTCCGTATAGATCTAATACCCATTTATTGGCATTATAAGCCCAGCCTTGTGTCCTACCAAAGGTCAGAGCAGCACAACATGTGCCGTGATCGCCTTCGTTAGATAATGCAGCATTAGTACCATTGCAGTTTGCTCTAGTATAATTAGAAGTAACACTCACTGTTCCTGCATTCGCAAACTGTGTGCTGCGTTGGGAACTGGTTGACCACCATGATCTTGCCACTGATTCCACAGGAACCGTGGTGCCGTCCCATCTAGTGATTAATCTTGACGCGGCATTAGCATTGAACCAATCTGGATCTATGTAATATGGAGCATCTAGAACTAAATCTAATAAATCACAGGTGCCGTTGCCTGGAAGTAAATTACCTCCGACATAGCCACTGGGCTTTGGCACAGCTTCAAACGGACTAGAATCGGACAAACTATTACTTTGAAATTCTGGGTGCCCAATCCAAGTGCCGTCATCCGCAACTATGACATCTATGTTCTTGCCCGTGCCGTATTGTGGAATGTTGATATTGACCACTGCATTGTCTGCTAGTGCAGCATCTACCCAGGGATCTAATTTTTGTATGCATCTATAAAGCTGATATCCGGTTCTGTTGACGTCTGACGTATCAGGAGTGGGGGGCAACGTGTCAGAAACAGAAAATTCTCTGTAATTTTTCACCGAATCTGTATATCTGTTTACTAAATCTGGTCTTACTGAATGCAGTTCGTCGGGCGGTGGTTTGAATTCAGCGTAGCGTTTATAATCTATGTTAATGAATTTTATTCTTGGATCAGTTTTTAACTGCTCTGCTTCTGCGTCAGTGAGAAGATACGTGCCTCGAGTTAAACTGTGCAGTTGATCATCTACGCATTCAATTCCTCGAAAAGGAACAGATTGACTAACATGCCCCGTCGAAATTAGTTCAGCATTTAGCTCGTCCCATTCTGCTTCAGTATGAGTTGCTAATTGATAATACTTTTCCATAGATTAATGCAGATCTACCCAAACACCTGCTGCTCGAACTTGTAGCTTATTGGTAGTTGTGTTATAGATAACATCGCCGTTGGCTGCTATCAAAAGATCTCTTTCCCCAGATGTAAAAGACGCCATTTTCAAAGGGCTTGCAGTTATTTCTACACGGGTACCAGCTGTTAATTGTATTTCACTGTCTGAAAATAGTTCAGGAATACCAGATCCCTGACTTGAAAAATTGCCAGTTAGTACAATGTCTTTTACAGTTAATTGATTATTCACTGACAAATTCAATGCAACATCAACACTGTTATCTATCACAAGATTATTTTGCACAGTGACATCAGATTCAAAAATCACCGCGGGCGTAAATATTATAGCGGAAGAATCCGAAGAGTCTATAGTGGTAACAGCAAAGGTAATATTGCCTGTAGAACCACCACCAATGATTGTGATGTTGCCCGAGCCATCGGAGGTTGTAGTAATGCCGCCGGCTCCAGAGAATCGAACTATACTGCCTGATGTAACTGGGTTTAATGTAGAGTCGTCTGCTTCTACATTTAATACAAATGTTGCGGCTGATACAGCTGAATTAACAAATGCTGTAGTGGCTAATCCTGCTGTGGCAGGCAGTGCTGCTACTGTGGAATTTACATAAGATATTGTGGCTAAATTTGTAATATCAGGATACGGAGATACTGGTTGGATCCATTGACTGCTGGATCCGTCGTTAAAGTAAACATATAGTATACCAGTATTAGTGTCTAACCACAAATTTCCGCTAGAAGGAGATACAGGTACACTGCTACCTACTGAAACTGTGGTATTTCCACCACCACTTACTCCTGCTAAATTAGCTTTGGAAAGAAAGTCTGAGTTAGTAACGTTAGTTAAATCTGCTTTTGCTAAACTTACGCCGCCGACTGTCGATCCGTTGTAAATTCTAAGAGTGTTAGCTGTTTGATCGTAAAAAACTTCGCCCCTCGATCCTGAATTTCTATTTAAAAATCCAGAATCTCTAGGAATTATTCTTACTGCATCGAATACGGGTATTTTGGCCATACTATTATTTATTTAAATGTAACGCATGTTTGATAGATACTTTATGTATTTTTCAATGCCTGCATTAATTTGAATAAAATTTTCAACATCTACTCCTGAACTGATTAGTAAATTAGTATCAGCAAGGGTGTTAATTTGATACTGATTTTTAAGATCAGCTGGCATATCTATGAATTTTTTTGTTCCTGACCCTGTATGATCTATTATTGTATCCGCAATAGTTTCAAAATCTACCCTATTACCAGAGCCTAGATCGTAAATTCCGGGTTGATAATTGTTATACATAAAATGGTATATGGTCTTTGCCACGTCCTCTACCCATATAAAATCTCTAAAATAATTCTTACTGTTTTCAAATATTTTTATTTCTCCAGTCTTGTTGAGTTGCTCAAACCAGTGTAGAATTGAAGAAGCCATTCTGCCCTTGTGATATTCATTGGGTCCGTATACATTAAACAGTCGAAGAATAACTCCGTCTATTTCATTCTCGCTGAGTAGTTTGCTAAACGCATATTGATTCATCGGGCCCTGACCATTACCATAAACGGCTGCACTAGAAGTAAAAATAAAAGGTATGTTGCGCTCTTTACAAAATGCATTCCACTTTCTTGTTGAGTTAATATTTGAGGCATAAATTGAACTCCAATTTTTTTCTAAAGTGTTCGAATTAGCACCAATATGTATTACTCCGGTGATATTTTCATTAATAAAGTCAACATCATCTATTGATAACAGCCTTTTATATTGTTTACCGATTAAATTTTTATATTGATTTTCATAAGGCAAATCATCAACTATAAGAATATCAGTTATTTGTTGAGAATTTAAATATTCCAACACCACGCTGCCAATAAAGCCGCCCGCACCTGTTAATACTATCATAAAATTTCTTCTAATGTTGGAGCATAGCATCCAACGTGTTGAACTGTAACAGCGGCAGCTAGGTTTGCAAAATCCATTGCTCTTGTTATATTTTTAGTGTGTAGGTAATTGTAGGCTAGTGCAGCAAGAAAAGTATCTCCTGCACCTGTAACGTCTACTACCTCTACTTTTGGTGCCTTGGAACTATACTGCTGATGTATAGCATCTGCACCACTAGGACCACGTGTAACAATAAGTCCACTGCATTCACTTTTAATTTTGCTATACTCTAGTTCATTAATTTTAACCCATGCTCCTTGAAAACGATCTAAGTCTGTTTTCTTTGTATCTACAAATACAGGAATTTTGGTTTTAATCAATTGTTCTATTAGCTCATAGCTAACGGTTCCTTTATTGTAATCACTAATTACAATAGCATCGTAGTTGTCTAAATTGTAGTTAATTGTTGCCGGTGTAGAGATTACATCATTGTCAATTCTTACAATCTGTTGTTTACTTCTAATATCAATTAATCTAGTCTTTGTACTGTTTTCTCCGTATACAGAATAAACTTTGCACCCTAGGGTTACTAGATTATTACAGACATTGCCGGCCATGCCGGGTCTGCTTTCTTCGTGACTAAATTTAAATACAGGAACTGGAGCTTCGGGACTAATACGATCAACAGTACCATATTGATATATGTCTGTACAATTATCCCCTATGAGTAATATCTTGTATTGCTTTGGTTGTTGAGTATGGTTCAACTCTGTCATAAAATTTTATCTCTTTACAATATTCTGCACCTATTATAGGTCTATCTCGATAGTCACTGCCTTTGACCATTACATCGGGTTTAAAATCTTTGATTAGATCTATGAGTTCTTGATCAGTGTTAAAAATTTCTACTCGATCTACAAATTTCAATGCCGATAATAAATTTAAACGATCGTATTGTGAATTTATCGGACGACTATTATCTTTCAACTGTTTTACTCTGATATCACTATCTATAGCTACAAGAACAAACGAATTAGGATAACATCTTGCATATTCTAAAAGTTTTATATGTCCTAAGTGAACGATATCAAACGTTCCGTTTACAAAAATCTTAGTCATTTAATAATATATTTTGAATTTCTTCAAAGTTGTTTTTGTATAGTAAACCAATACCACCAACATTATTCCATTCGTGAATATTGCTGGTACGATCATCGATTAAAATATCGCCTGGTACGCAATGTGTGTGTTTGTCTTTGCTATACGGACCAAACATAACAGGAATATCTGGGTAGTGTTCTTGTATCCATAATACTTTATCATAAAAAGCCCACGAAACGTCATTAGCTTTAGGAACCGCAGTCAAAAACAACAGTTGATATTTGTTCTTTTTGCAATATGTTTTACAAAACTCTACAATTAGATCAGCTTCTTTTGTTTTTTTTAAATTTCTATAAAGTCTAGGATTTTCTTTTAATACATTCCAATCCTCGTCATCCCATCGATCGTGAACAATCTGTTGTTTATTTAAAATTTCGCTAGCATAACCGTTAAAGTCTGCTACAACACCGTCCATGTCTAAGTACAAAGTTGTCATTATTGACTGTCTCCTGGAAATATTCTAAAATTATCTTCAACTGAATCTGGTGTACTGACTTCAAAAATACTAGAATTTTCTTCTAAAGATTCTACCTGATGGGGTAACATAGGCGGGTTATGCCATATGTCGCCTTGCTTTAGTATTTGTTCGGTTACATTTGTTGTGTTAGTATCTAATATTCTTAATTTAAAACTACCAGAATTAATAAACCAAGTTTCGTCTTTTTCTTTGTGAAGGTGCATAGAAAACTTTGATCCAACTTTTTCAAATACCATTATTTTTCCGCAATATTTGTCAGTAGTTGCCCAGATTAATTCGTGGCCCCAACCTTTCTTAACAAATCCCGTTAGTCTCATTTTAATTGCCTGTGTTTTGTTAACTATTAATAGTACTCACTCTTAAATTTCCCGATATAGAAATTCTAAAATCATCCGATGAATAAAACGGATAAACAGTGTGCATCATTTTTGCAGGGAACAATATCATTCGTCTTTCATACGATTGATCAGTTGGAATGCACCATGGTGCAATCTGGCCCAGTGTGTCTGTATAATGAAAAAGAAAACTACCAGGAACTTGAAACAGTTCCGGAACGTGTGGCGTATATTTTTTTTCTTCTTCTATAGTATACGGAATTTTTACATATATTACAAAACTAAAATCGCCAGAATGATTATGTAATGGATTAAACTCATGTTTTTTTTGAAAGTTGATCCAAGCACCGTCCATCGATAAATTGTATTTTTCAGGAAGTTTAAATGATGGATATGCTATTTGATACTTTGCTGACATTTGCATTGCTAAAGTCTCAATAAGACTATGAGTTTTTTTTATCAAATATTCGTGTTTAATGTGCCCAATTAATTTATCATTCATGGGCTGTGCCTGACTAAAATTTTTTTGTATCTCTAAAGCTTCATCTAAGATTGGAAAAAATTCGTCATCTGATAAATCACATCCCATAAAACCTACATTAGGAAAATTACAACTATATATATTATTCATAATGTATTTCTTAATCTATAACAGAAATCCAGTCAACTATCAAATGTATTCTATCTTGGTTGCTGTTATTTTTAACACTATGAATCTTATTGGTATTATTGATCTCCCATATTTCACCAACTTTCATATGCATTAGTTCATCCCCAACTCTAAACTCACATTGATCATTTGTAATAAGTGGAATATGCATTCTATGACAAGCATCTAAACTACTGCCAGAATCTATATGTTCTGGTATAACACTATTAGCTGTTAAGTTTACCAAAATTGCCCTGGTTATATACCCAAACCCTAATTTTTCTTCAAAGATTGCAGTCAATACTTTTATCTCATCGGTAAAACGTTCAAAACTGGGATGGTAATTTACATTTTCTGATTCGAAATCTTTACTAAAAATTAAAGGAATGGTCAGCGTTTTTGCATGAACATCAAAAGTTTCTTGTCTAAATGTAAATTCTTTCCAGACGGTTTTATCAATATCTGCTAATTTATTTTTTAAATTTTCTACATTTAAACTAGATATAAATTTAAAATTAAAATTTTCTGATTCAATTAGTTTATATCCGCACTCAGACAACACCGGCATTTTTTTAGAAAATACAGAATTTATAATTTTTAATTGTTTGTCCGATAATTTTTTAATTTGAAACTCGTTCATATTTAAAATTTTCGAAGAGTATCCTTTGGTATTAAAAATTCTATTATTATCTATTCTAGTAATGTTTAAATATTCTTCTATCTGTTTAACAATTTCAGTAGTATTATTTGTTAGATCTTCATATGTAAAAACTAAATCATTTAAATATTTTTCACTATGTTCGAGTTGTATTTCTAAACATCTAATTGCATGAGTGGCTGCATCTATTAGAGAAGCGGCTGGGTTTGCACGTAAGATGCTTTCAACCATAGCGTATGGATTCCTAATCATTATTATGAACTTGGTATCTTCAAACTCTTCAGCCAACATATCAGCTCGTAGTATATCGGGAGGACTTTTTTGTAAAAATACAGTTGCGTTGGGATTTGAATTAGTCCAATGAAAATCCCATTGGCGTTTAATTATTTCCCACTCATAATTTTTTTTGTTTCTAAATATATCTTCTTTTTTAGTAAAAAAATGAGAAACGCCATACTGGTAAGCAAGTGGTCCAACAAAATTTTCGCAAAACTGTCCTTCGCCTGGTAAAATTGCAACATCGGGGGAGGTTGCAATTAAATCATGTAATATAGAACTGCCGCTGTTATTGGGAACTAATAGAAATAAATGCATTTTTGTAATCCTCTAAATTGTCAAAATTCCAACCCATACTTAAATTAACTCTACTGTCAGTGGATAGTATTGTAGTTCCGTGAGCAGTATGCGACGGACTAAATGCCCAACCATCTCCTGGTAAAATCTTGTAAAGTAATCCATCTATAATTGGATTGCCACTAAACTCTGGTTTTTCCATAATTAAATTAATTCTTAGATGAAACGGACCGTAATCGTCCTTGTGTCGTTGTATGTAACTTGGTGCAAGATTATAAGTAATAATATTTCCAATCTTGGTATCAGGAATACCGTTGTGCTGATTAAATATTTCGTTAAATGCTGTAACAATGTCATTAATAGGTTCGAATTTGTTGTCTAATATTCGATAACGCCATCGATTATCTCCTGCCATATTTTTTGACATTTTACCTTCTTCAAATAATGTGCGAGAATATGTTGCAATTTGATTGCAAGATTCTGCTGGCACAATATTTTTAAAAACGACTACGTTTTGAAGTATGTCTGAAAATTTCTGGATAGAATAGTTTGTAAAATTCAATGTTGTCATCTATGATCCCTTGATTATGTTCGCCCAAGACTGAATAGTCCGGTTCTCGATATGTAATTTCTTTACCTACCGTATGATCAACATAGGCCCAATATGCCGAGTCATATTCTTTTATTTTATGATTTAAGTTAGTAAAGTCATGTTGAAAATGATCATAACCTAACGAATTATATAATGATGTTATTGTGGCCGTTGGATCTTTGGTGAGATCCTCGTAGCGCATAACAATAAAGTCGTTAGGATTTTTTTTATAAAGATCGTAGAACTTTGAAAAATATGGTAAGCAAACGCCAAGAGCACTTAATGGATTTTTAAGCCAAAATTCTACTCTATCTCTTTGATTTAATCGATGCGGTGTAAGGCTTTGATATTCAGGAAGTGAATATCTCAGATAAGGAAATTCGGGTAATAATTTTTCAAAACTTAATACAACTCCGCGTAAGTCCCTAATACAAAAAATAAATTTTGAGTTCGGATATAAAGTTTTTAATTCGTCATAAAACATTATCCACGGTCTACCTTTGCTGAATACTATAGGTTTGTCAGTTTCAGCTTCGTGCCATCCTCGGATTGCTCCTCCAGCCATTCCGTAAAAACGTTTTTTTAAATTTTTATGATCCGTAGATGCAAAATCTGTCTGCGGTCCCATATTTTTAATTATAGATTCTAATATACTCGGAACTGGAGTAGTTCCTGTAGCATAAAAATTTGGATTTTGGTCAAGAACTGCGGTTAATGTTGTAGATCCAGTTCTTGGAAGTCCTACAATAAAATGAATATCTTTCATCTCAATGGTCTCCCTTTTATCCAAGTAACCAGCGCCCATCTTTCGCCTTGTGTAACTGGTAACACTTCATGAAATGCCAATGACGGAAACAATACAACTTGTCCTTGCTCTTTTGGTAGTGTAATGTCAGTTCTAAGATATAATACTAAATCTCCGCCTGAAAACTCAGATGGGTCTGACAATAATGCAGTGTATGATATTTTCCGTGTGGTAAAATTTCCACCAAAGTCGCTGTGTTTATTGTAATGACTTTGAATACTTGAAGCTGCATCAAATTTATATTGCAATAATTCTATTGTTTCAATAAGACTAACATCAAGATTCCAAAAATCTTTGTTAGCCGACAGTAATGTGTTACATACCTTGGTATATATCCAGGAAAATTTTTCGTTATTTGGCAAGAGCCATCGATTAACTTTTCGAAACGATTCGTCAATCGTCTGATCTTCTGAATTAATTTGTGCCGGGACAAGTTCTAAACTGTTGCTTGCTTGTTTTATTTCTTCGCATTCAGACGATGTCCACATAAATTCTCTAGCAGTTTCGGGACTGTCCCTATTGATTAGTAGATAATCTATCCATTGTTGATAAGCATTATCAATATAGAGCATTATTTTTTTTCCAGCAATAAAGAAACTTCAGGTAGGTACAAGTATTTTAAATCACTTTTTCTTAAAGTGCTTAATGCATCATCAATAGTTTCTACTAGTGGATCTCCGCCTAGATTAAAACTGGTATTAAACAAGATTGGTACATTGCTTAATTTATTAAATTCTTGAATTAACTTGTAGTAATGAGGATTCTGTTTTTCTGTAACAGTTTGAACTCTGCAAGTGTCATCCACGTGAGTGATAGACGGCACAACACCTAACTTTTCTTTTTTTACATCTACTGCATACATCATAAACGGACTTTCTTCCATTCCCGCCATATCAAACCATTCGTGTACATTTTCTTTTAGTACAGTACCTGCAAATGGTCTAAACCACTCACGACGTTTAACTTGATTAACAATGTCTTTGCCGTTAGGCACAGTAGGATCAAACAAAATGCTTCGATTTCCTAATGCACGTGGGCCAGCTTCGCTACCGCCTTGGAACATACAAACAATATTTTTATTTCTTATGAGACCAGCAATGTCTGCGTACGATACTGTAGTTGCTTTAAAATCATCTAATTCTATTAATTGATCAACATCAATAGTATATTTTGGCCCGTGATATATATTAGTCTGCGGATGTTTTACGTCATTTTGAAATTCTTTAAAATGTACAAGTCTCGCAGCACCGATCGATGTGCCGGCATCGTGACTAATAGGCTCCACATACAAGTTAACATCTGCCGGAAGATTTTTCTTATAGAAATAATTTGCTACACAATTTAAACCATATCCTCCTGCAATAACTACATTTTTATTGCCTGATAATTCAATTCCCTTTTTAATTAAATCAAGCACTGCTTGTTGTGTATCTAATTGCAATTTATAAGCAAGATTTTTTTGATTGATTAACGTAGGATCGGCAAGAAACTCGTAATTATTTGTATTAATATCTGCCGCTGAGGGAATAGTAGGAGTAATTAAATTGCGATTGCTTGCTCCGTTTGATAAGAAAAAATCTGGAATTCTATGATCTGCTTCACCATAAGGAGCAAGACCCATTGTTTTTCCAGCTTCAATGGCTGAAAATCCACAATATTGTGTTACAGCTTCATAACATTTTACGATTCCTGGTTGATCGGCGATCCAGCACTCGGCAGTTTCAACGTTTTCTATCTTGATATGTTGTCTTGCTGTTCCGTAATTTGTTTGATAATTTTTGTAAAGTGGAGTAAAGTCGGTGGGATAGTTACAGTTAATAATTGATTCAGCTTCCCAAAAAGTAATTGGCATTCCTGTATTATTAGTACCGTCATACCTAGATCCTGCACCGTCAACAATAACAGCAACAGCACTGTCAAACCCACTATTGTAAAATGCGCAGGCAGCATGCAATTGATGATGAATGTGTCCCATCAAATATACCGGAGTTTTGTGATCGATAAGATTGTGTTTTCTTAAAAGTTCTACATAGACATTATTCGAACACCAGTCTGATTGAGGAGCACTATTATCTGTGTGCGCGATGGCAACAGCATCGATTCGATCTGTAAATTTTTTAGTTTCTTCTAATGCTCTAAACGGAGTTCCGTCATGCTTAAATCGTGTTAATCTTTCTTCTTCTATATAAAATAATTGTTCGCCGTTTTTAAGCAGGCAAACACTACTGTTATGTCCTCTAGACATTCCTAAAATATAAGTATCTTTCATTTTATTCTATTCTTCCTAACAAATTTAATTTAAGAGCACACGTTATTCTTAGCACATTATCGTTACTCGGAGGAGCCCCAAAGTGCTGATATTTACTAGGAAAGCATACTACTTTCCCTGGTTCAAAATTTATTTTTGCAATTTCTCCATCGGGCAATCTTATTTCAGTTTGGCCAGTTGGATCATTCCATGCTTTATTAACATAATACACGAGTGTGTATTTGTTGTCAATATCATAATCTCCAGAATAAAGGTCCACGTGCCAAGAGGTTTGCTGATCTTTAGTCTGCCCGTTTAACACACAGCTCAGCATTTCGAACTGCATTTGATATTTTTTTGAAAACTTAGCTAAAATATATTCAGCAAAAAAATTATGAGGGCCGTCTTGTTCGTAAAGAGTTGATCCCCATATTAGATTATCTTTGTTTAATGCTGATTTTCTTCCGTAAAACCAAGGAACAGATTCAGTGCAATAATCATCAAACATTTCGACAAATGTTTCATCAAATAATTCGGTGTCAACTATATACATTGTATTAACAGCATGACGATTGCACCGGCTTCTCAGCAATTTGAGTAGGCGGAAGTAGTATATCCTTGGCTGTTTTTTTCTCAATATCTATTTGTATTTTTTGATACATACCGTTGATTTCGTCTTCACTGAAATCCATTATGGTATCGTTAGATCTATCGGCTAGATCAATATCTGGTACAGAATCTGTTATACGTATTGGACTGTACATTTTTTCCTGATCCTTTTCTAAGATTTGGAAATGATTTTGATATGATACATTTTCTACAAATGTACTACCCATAATAACAGTGCCTGGTTTGTTAAAACTTTTTGCCATGTGTTGACCGCTGCTATCGCAACCTATAAAATAATTACAAGTTTCAATCAGCGCCATATATGTTCTGATATTTAAATTAGCTGGTTTAAACGACCACTTGTCTTCGGCTACTGGAAATTCACTCATTACTATTACACAATAGTATTCGCTTAATCGTTTAGTTAATTCTAAATATAATTCTTTACTGAAACTTCTGCTAGATTTGTCATATAAGAATTCATTTTCGTAAGTTACACTTCTTCCGAACGGCTGTACCATTACTACTTTATTTTTTCCTGAGGTTAACTTTGCTTGATTTATAATATTGGCAGCGTATACTTCTTCTTCTTTATTGAGATATAGATTAGGAAAGGATAAATCTGAATGGTCTGTGGTATTATTAATGATTTCGTCAAATGCTTCGATGAGGTGAGTTTTTTGATTGAAATAACTGTTAAGTCTATAAGGTTCAGGAGTAATAATTTCGCAGTGTTTAAGCTGATCTTCAAATAAATTTTTTGTCCAAATCGGATAAGTTTTTCTATAGAGATACGGATGACCTTGAAAGGCCTCTACTGTGCCTTCTACCACAATAATAAAATCGTCAGTAGTGGCGTAAAGTTTTTCTAATGCCGGAATAGAACATATTTGTCTTCCTAACCCTCCATTAATAAAAATCGCTTTTTTCATTGGTTTCCTCTATTAAACTATCTTATATTTATTTTGTTAATTTTGCAGTATGTTAGATTGTGAATGCAAATTTCTCAATTGTGCAAACTTGTCATACAGCCCAAGATTATGTAAATTCTGATAAAATGAACTTAGATGCCAAGTACCAAAATCTTCATTTGATGCTAGCTTTGAATTATTCAATTTTGAAAAATCTATCATTTCTATAAATTTTTTATTGTTCATAGCCTGTTTCATATTAGTTTCACCTTTGGACTTTGCAAATTTCCAAAAATTTGTGTCAAACTGTGATCCTGCAAAATAATGCAACATAATAACATTTTCTATTTCTGTTATGTGTTTATTATAATATTGATTGGCCACTGTTTGATCTAATTTGTTGAACCACACATCGTAAGCCAATCTGTTGATGTTGTCCATAAATGAAATCGATGTTGCCTCTAATGGTTCTAGAAAGAATGACGAGTTTCCATTGTATGCAGCTCGACCATCGAAATTATTTTTTTTATAATAATTTTGAAAACTGAACGAATTAGTATGATCACTGGGAGTTAATTTATAATCTTCAAAAATGTGTTTTACATCTTCTTTAATCTCGTCCAACGAATTAATATTGTTGTTATACAAATAACCAATTGAGCATCGATTTTGCAAGGGAATACCAAAAACCCATCCATATGGTCTTGCAAGTGTTAAGGTGTACTGGAACTTGGCATAATCCCAATAGCATTGTGTTACATAAACTGAATTTACCGGAATAGACTCCGACATCGTATAATCGTTATAACTGTTAGGTTTTCCAGCACAATCTAGTATGTATTCACTGTCAATGTCTTTATGATCGATGTGATTTTCAATTATGCGTAATCTTGGGTTTCTAGAAATTGTTTTTAGAATGTGTTCTTGTAACTTTATTGCATTAAAGTGATAACCAACACCAGGTGGGGCAAAGTTATGGGTAAATTCGTTACCTGCTCCCCAACCTGTCTTTTTTATTCCGTATTTGAAACTGCCATCAATTATAGATAAATCTTGGTGTTGAAAATTTATTATTTGATGCAGTCTAGTGGGCAGTACAAGGGTTGAACCTTCGCCCACTGCTTGGGGTTTGATATTGTTATCATAATAAAAGTCTACGTAACAATCAGTATGATAGAGAAAATGAGCTGCCGAAATGCAACCAGCTGTTCCTCGTCCAATTATAGATATTTTTTGCACATACTATATATCTCAATCAGTTAGTATGTGCAATATATTTAATTAATACCAGATCATGACCAGACCTGGTCCGCCTGTTCCACCTTTGTTGCTGGTAGGATATCCCATAGCTGATCCAGCGCCGCCGCCACCTGGGCTAGTATTATTATTACCACACAAGCTACCTGTACAAAAAGCTGCCACAACACCTGCTTGAGGTGCTTGAAATCCGCCAAATGTTGGCGGTCCTATCGCAATTGCGTATGCATACATTCTGCCACTACAAAATTTATGACAGGCACAAACTGCATCTGAAAATGAACACTGGCCGCATAAATTTAAACTGCCGCCGAGACCATTGCCAGGTGCGCCGCTGCCTCGACCGTAATTGTCCATATTGCATCTTCCGCCTTGTCCCGGATACGCTCTTATTGCTATACTTCTAGCTGCATTGCACACGTGACTTCTTTCACCAGCAAATCCATAACGATAACAACATCCTCTACAGCCGCCTCTTCCTGCTTGTATGCACAAGATGTCTCCGGGCTGCACTGAAAAACTTCCATGAGTATATCCAGCTGACCCTCCAGTTTCAGACGTGCGTTTACAAACTGGGCCGCCACCTCCGCCGCCGCCTCCCCATACTTGAGCAAATATTCTATTTACTCCTGATGGAACAGTCCAATTACAGCTAATTGTGCAACTATGACTGTAAGCGCCAGCACCAGGAACTTGTCCCGCTACCACAGTTAACACGCTTACTCCATTAGTAGGACTACTGCCACTTCCGGTACCTAATAAATCTGCTTGACTTTTGGTAGCAACGGCATTACCTGCTGGTGTGGCTGAGGTGCTGATAACACCGGTAGTTGACCCGCCTGTGGTAAAAACTGGTGCCCTATTTAATATAGCATTGCTTTCTGTAAAACCTGATAAAAAACGTGACATTTTTTCCCCTTAATACCAAACTACTACTGCACCGCCACCGCCTGAGGATCCGCAGGCACAGCCGCCGCTATAGCCACCAGTTATACCTCCAAATCCACCACCGCCAAATGGCATACCACATCCGTGACCGCCTAGTTTAGCTCCCGGGCAACACAATTGATAGCATATATACAGATATCTTGTAGGAGCTCCTAAAAAAGAACCCCCTGCAAAAATCTGTGGAGTATAACAATTTGTATTGTTACATTTAGAAACACAGGATGCACAGCAACTGTTTTGCAGTGCATCACCGCCTTGAACTATAAGATCGCCGCCTTGGCCGCAACCGCCACAGCCGTTTCGACCGCCGTATATATTACTGCTACACAGTCCGCCGCAGCCTCCACAAGCAATTAAACAATGACTGGCTCCTGATGTTGGCCCCCAGAATACTGAATGACATCCAGTTTGTCCTTGTTTACCGCTAGGGTAGCAACCTCCCTGTCCACCATGGCCTGCACAATAGCAAAATACCTGTCCAGCTGATACTGGAATCGACTTGTGTACATAACCTCCGCCGCCACCGGGCCCACCAACTTTCCAATTACAATTCATTGCGCCGCCGCCGCCGGCACCCCAAACCTGTGCAAAAATATTTGTAACTCCGGTGGGCACTGTGAATGTGCCTGCACATTGATTACCACTGTCTCCACCAGCTACCCACGTACAGGCCAGTGAATTTCCTGGCAATGGCAATGTAAGTACTAGTGCATCAACATAACCTTTTGTAACTAGATCAGTTGATGCTGCAGGTGTTCCTGTTTGTAGAATTTCACCTGTAGCGGTTGCTCCGGTATTAGCTATTCCGTTAACTAGATCAGTGCCGGGACGCATGTTTCTACCTGATACAAATCTGCTCATATAATTACATCCATATTAAAATCATTCCGGCGCCGCCTCGGCCACCTCTACAACACGGTGTTGAATACAATCCTTGTCCACTACCGTGTCCTGCTCCGCCAGCGCCTCCACCTCCATGGTTCAACGCCCAGCGGCCGCCTGAATCAGAACAAACTGCATGGCTTTTGCAATTACCAATGGCTCCCCAGCCGCTCATAAATGCATCTGCTCCTCTTTGCTGCGAACTGCGGCAGCAGTATCCACAAGCGCAATATGGGCCTGTGCCGCTTACTCTAACTCCACACCTATGTATACACGGTCCCAACATACAGGTGGTATCGTTGATGGCATAACAGCCTCCATACGATCCAGAACTTCCAATGGTGCCAAAGCAGTCTCTACAAGCAGGGCCGCCGCCGCCACCAAATGCTGTTACATTGAGACCTCCGCCTACACGACAGATGCAACTGCAATCTCCTCTGCATCCTTGACCGCCATATGTTACTCCAGTACCGCCGGCGCCTGCTCTTAGGCACCAAGTGTCTCCAGGAGTAACACTGGCAGTAAATTGCACAAATGCACCACTACCTCCTGGAACTCCAACACCTCGACCAGCTGGGCCACAACCTCGACCGCCGCCGCCGCCGGCACCCCACATTTGAAAAGTGGCACGCTGCACTGCTGCAGGAACTGTCCAAGTACAAAATACTGGGTTTGCGCCGCCGCCATTACTCTGACATCTATCTCTGTCAAAAACAGTAACCATACATTGAGTACGTTTTGTACCAGGATCTAGACAAGTACATGCATTCGATAATGGAACAAGTGCAGAGCTAGATGCCGGTGATACTGGAACCACTAAATTTCCAGTCATGGCAAAATTGCCACTTTCCTGTAAATTATCTATTACGCCTAGGTTACCAACAAAACGTGACATTAGAAAATAGCCTTATTTGGACTGTGAGGTATTACTTCTAAAGGTAAGCCATTTGCTATACGGCGGGCCTTGGTGATCGGATCAAAGTGTTGGTCTAAATTTTCTAATGCTTGTTCGGGAGTCAATCCTGCAGCTTCTTGAGTTGCAGGCCAATCTCTGAGCTCTTGTCTCCACGTTGCCCATTCAGCAGGTAGCGGAATTCCTAATTCTGTATATTTTACCACTATCCAATCAGTGTCTTGTAATTTTGCCATTCTGGTATCTCGAACTTGTTGCCAACCTATCTTAAAAGGCTCGTTAACTGTCCATGTTTTATTGGCAAGATTGTACTGAAAGTCTCTAAAACTTAGACCTCTGTAACGTTCATGCATTCTACCATTGTTTAAAAAATCCCATGTGTTCCAGATATAGAAGCCATCTTGATCATCTAATTGTACCCAAACGTGTCTTTCATCCATTGGTATATTTTCCTCTGGAGGTTCTTCTCTATGAGGACCAAACGGAAATGCTGTTCCGCCTTGTTCTTTTTCACACAATACCCAATAATTTATTTTTGCCATTTAAAAAACTCCTATATTATGGTTGTTCAACACCGCACACCGCAACAGATACTCCTGCGGTACCGGTTCTTGCAAGGATACGTTGACTTGCTCCAAGCATAATATTTCCTCTTTCTAAGATTCCATAGGCAGGAATTGTCACATCATATTCTATAGAATTTCCAGTGCCTATTGCAGTTTCTCCAGAGCTGCCCAGTGCTAATCGTACAGATACTGCAGAAGCATTTCTGTTGGTAAGGAAAATCTTTGCAACTACAAGAATATCCGCTGTTGCTGGAGCAGTATACACTGTAGTATCACTGGTGCCGTTTAAATTAGCCGAAGCTAAAAGACCTGTAGCCATTATATTGCCCTCTCATAACCAAAAATTACGTAAGTAGTAGAAGTACTACTTGCCGAAATTAAAATTTGTTGCCCAGCACTTAGTACCACGCCTGTTTTTTCTAGTGCTTGATTTGCTGCAATCGAAGACGTAAATTCTATGTATCCTCCTAGATTTTCAGAACCGTTTGTACTTAAATTTATACTAGTAGTAACGGTGCCAGTTGTTCTATTTGATATATTGATTGAAACAAAAGCAGTTGTATTAGCTGGACATGTGTAATAACTTGTCAGCGTAGAAGTTAGTGCGTTTTTACTTATAATTCCACTTGCCATAATATTTCCTTAATCAAATCTAATAAAAAGTGGACCTGGAGAAATATTATTATCTATATAATTTTTCGGCAAAACAGAATTTGCAGTTATTCCAGCCCTAGCCAAGTAAGCATTAGGAAGTTTTACAGTACCAGTTCCGTTTGGATCTAACACAATATCTTCGTTGGTTGTCACTGAAGTTAGAGTGTTACCTATTACACTTAGTGATCCTAGTGAACCGCCACCCCCTGAAGAGGCAATTCCTGTATGAATTTTTCGAGCCATTGCGTTTTCCTTTATGCAGTTGAAGTTTCTATGCCGTAAACCACAGCAGATACATCAATTGAACTGGATCTAACTACTAGTAATTTTCCAGCATCCATGACAATACCAGTTCGTTCAAGAACACCTTTGGCCAGAATTTGAACGTCAAATTCAATGAATTCCGAATTAGCTGGGGTAGCTGCAGAAGCTATTGCTACTCTCACTGTGATTGCAGAGGCACTTCTGTTACATATGCTGAGAGTTGCTACTGTGAATGTTGAAGCAGGCACCGTATACACTGTTGTGTTTGTAACTGCTGCTAGATCCGCTATTCCTAATCTTCCTGTTGCCATAATTTATTTCTCCGTTGTATTTAGTTTATAAAAAGTAATTGAACGCCAAAGGTATTCCTGTGACTCCACCTCTGAAATCAAAGGTAGCATTCATTTTAATTGCTGATCCAGTGGTAGTAGTTATAATGTTAGAACTAATAAAAACACTACCTGCTGTAATCGAGTTCACGTTTAAGCTAGCACCACCTCCACCAATTTGACCCGCAATGTAGGCCTTAATGGCTCGCTGCGTAGGTACTATGTTGTCAGAGTCTTCTGTAAAGAACGGGTCTGTAGAAAATTCAGTGATTGTCGCTGACCCACCGCCCAATGTCACGTTGCCCAAATTAAGTTCTTGCAGTCCTGAAATATTAAATGCATCTGCATTCAGTGTAGCAATACCAGTTGACTGCTCAATGGCAAACAGATCTCCCACTCGGAAGTTACCATCTTGATCAGTTGAGGTAAAGAATACACGACCTCCTCCGTTATCTACTGTTTCGTTGGCAGCAACGGTGGGTTGGGTGCTGAGTCCTGGATAATTAGTTTCTGCAAAATTGCCTGTACCTATGTCTAAGAAATCGTGTCCAGTTAATCGTACCTGACTGTATCTAATTCTGGTTTCAACTGTGACTCCATCTGTTGGTGCTTCTGATATAGTCAACTGTGGACTAATTTGGAAGAATGCTGTGTAAGCGCCATCGTTGGTGCCCAAAAATGTAACCACGTTGACCAATTTGAAAGTTCTGTCAGGTAAATGACTGAACACCACGTTGGCTCCTGGTACTGGTTGAACACTAATTTTTCTCATGGCCACGAACGAACCTGGCTGGAACAGATTAGAATAACCATCACCTATATCTACTTCTCCACTGCCAGTAACGTATCCCGAACCCCTGTTTACAAAACTCGGATTAGCCAACACTCCGCTACCTGTTCTCACTGTGACAGGAGATTCAAACGTGTTGTTGGGATCAGTAAATGTGATTGTGGGTGCTGAAGCATAACCAGATCCAGGTTCTGTAATATTAACCTGGAATAGTTTCTCAGCAGCTACTTTAGCACGACCTCTAGCTGTAGCGCCGGTTCTAATATAAGTAGCTACATCGCCTGTGCCGCCGCCAACTCCCACAAACAAACCGTATCTATTTCTGTTACCAAAAGTAATTGCTGAAAAGCCACTGGCCGCTGTAGAAGTAGTTCTAGTTGTCCATGTTACTCCATCTGGTGATGTAGCTGCTGCTGTAGTTGTACTTACAGCAAGGAATACTCCCTGACCGTAGGTAACAGAGGTCCAAACTGCTGTAGCGGGTAATGTGCTAGCAGTCCAAGTAATACCGTCCAAACTATATGCGGCTACAGTTCCGCTGGTATTTGAAATAGCAACAAATCTATTGTTACCATAGGCAATACTGTTCCAGTTTGAGCTAGAAGGCAATGTACCTGCTGTCCAAGTGCCTGTGACTGTAGTCGATGTGGCATAATTAGTCACGTTAGTACCACTCTTGATAGTAACAAATCTGTTTTTGCCGTAGGCGATAGCCGTGAATCCAGTTGTGGTCAATGTGCCTGTTTGATCCCAGGTTTCACCGTCATTACTGATTCTCACTGTGGTTACATCACTACTGACTGCCACAAACTTTTGCTTGCCAAAAGCTACATCAACCCATGTAGCAGAAGTCTGCATGCTAGTTGCTGACCAAGTGATACCGTCTTCACTGTATGCGCCTGTGGTGTTAGCACTGGTACCTGCTACTGCTACAAATTTGCTGACCTTGCCTACTGAGGAATTGTCATCAAACAGACCAGCGGCCATTGCTGACCATGCTGCTGCGCTAGGCATCAAGCTGGCTCTTGTGTCCCAAGCGATTCCGTCCTCGGAGGTTGCGCCTGCTGCGCTACCGCTTCTTAAAGCTACATATCTACCACCAATACCGTAACCTGAGTGATCAAAATCTAAGATAGCACCTGTGGTAGAATTCACTGCGGTGATTGTGATCACTAGATCATTGGCAGTTGTGGTGCCGCCTAGGCTGGTGCCTAGTATGGTTATGGTTTGTAATCTAGCATAACCTGTTCCGGCACCCTGAATAGATGGTATATATTTCCATCCATTGCGTATCACTGTGAACGATGCACCAACTCCTGTTCCTGCATAGGTGCCTGTTAGTGTGGTATATACAGCAGCAGTTTCACCGTATTTCACAGCTCTCCAATCTCCGCTGGTTGGCAGTGTGGCTGCTGTGCTGGCATATCCAGGTGCTGTAAATGTTACTCTTGGCTCAATGACATATGTAGTAGAAGCATCTGGTGCTACAATTGCTGTGCCTGCTACTAAATGGTCAAATCCTGCTGTGCCGTCTGATTCTTTAACTAGGCCTGCCAACTTTGTACCTGAATTATATGTGGTAATTATACCAAACTGTCCTACACCTGCACCGCCAGTGAGCACAATCTTCATGCCTATGTATGCAGTGCTGGATTCGCCGTCTGTAGCAGCTATGGTTATACTAGTTGATGTTCCACCTTGTGCGGTGCTAGCAGCAGTAATATAACCAAATCCTCCAAGATTGCCGTCTGCTTCTGGAGCATTAGTACTATCATCAACTAAGTCCAACATGCGAACTTCGAATACAGCATCATCACGGAATTCATCTGCTTCAACTACAGCGCCTG